CAGCGCGTGTACAGGAATACATGAATTACATGCTGACTCAGGAGATGAAAGAGTACGATCCTGAGACAGACCAACTATTGTTTTATCTCCCCTTATCGGGAAGTGCGTTTCGTAAAGTTCACTTTGATCAGTCTTTAGGCAGACCAGTATCACGGTTCATACCCTCTGAAAAACTAATTGTTCCATATGGAACATCTAGTCTTGATAGTGCGGTAAGAATTACTCATGTCATTGATATGCCAACCAATGAAGTCAAAAAGCTTCAGCAATCAGGGTTTTACAAAAAGACCCCGATGTCTGGCAAAGGCACAAATGTAGATGGCTATGATGAAGTAGATGAAGAGATTGATGAGCTTCAGGGTGTCAAGCCATCCGGTTCTACAGACTACGAAGCAGAACTGTATGAGATGCACATTGAACTGGATATCCCTGGCTTTGAAGACGTAGACGCACAGGGAGAAGAGACTGGCATTAAGTTGCCGTATATTGTGACGTTATACCCCAAAGACTCTTCAGTATTATCTATTCGCAGGAATTACCTTCAAGCTGACCCAATGCGCAGGCGCATTGATTACTTTGTTCATTACAAGTTTCTACCAGGTGTCGGTTTCTATGGGTTTGGTTTAACCCATATGATTGGGGGTTTGTCCAGAGCCTCGACATCTATTTTACGGCAGTTGATCGATGCGGGGACTTTGGCAAACCTTCCTGCTGGTTTTAAAGCCAGAGGTATCAGGATACGCGATGACGATACGCCGTTGCAACCAGGTGAATTCAGGGACATGGACGCTCCTGGTGGCTCATTGCGTGATGCGTTACTGCCATTACCATTCAAAGAACCGAGCGGCACGCTGCTTCAGTTGTTAGGTATGTTGGTTGATGCAGGCAAACGCTTTGCCTCGATTGGCGATATGCAGGTGGGTGACGGCAATCAGGAAGCACCTGTTGGTACGACCATAGCTCTACTTGAGCGCGGTAGCCGTGTGATGAGCGCAATTCACAAACGCATGCATTATTCACAGCGTATAGAGTTTAATCTGTTGGCACGGGTATTCAGGGACTCGCCTATTAAGGCATACCCTTACATGATAGCCAATGGCCAGCAGCAGCTGATGGCAAATGACTTTGATGATCGTATAGACATCATTCCAGTCAGTGATCCCAACATATTCTCTATGAGTCAGCGCGTTATGCTGGCGCAGGAAATGTTACAGATGGTTCAGTCGAACCCGCAGATACATGGCCCAATGGGTATGTATAATGCGTATCGGAGGATGTATGAGGCGATGGGGATTCAACAGGTAGATCAGTTACTACCTCCTCCTCCACAGCCACAGCCTACGCCACCATCGATAGAAAACTCAATGATGCTTCAGGCACAACCTGCACAGGCATTTGAGAATCAGGATCATGATGCGCATATTGCTGTGCATTTATCGCTGTATCAAAGTTCTATTGTGAAGAATAACCCAGCGGCCATGGCGATAATTCAAGCGCATATCTATCAACATGTTGATTTCAAGGCAAGAGAGATGGCTATGCAAGATCCTGAGATTATGCAGATGCAGCAACAAATGCAGATGATGCAACAACAAGCCATGCAAGACCCCGCCATGCAACAACAAATGCAAATGATGCAACAACAGATGGCTCCGATTCTTGAAGACAAGGTTGCTCAGATTAGTTCTGAAATACTCAATGATTTGGCTCCTCAGTTCAGTGTTCAAGATGAAGACCCACTAGTCGAGTTGAGAAGAGAAGAGCTTGATATTAAGGCGGCTGATGTGGACCGTAAGGCTGATGAAGCACAACAGCGTATTGATATTGAACAGGAACGATTAGATCGAAACATGGACATGGCAGATGATCGTTTAAAAACTCAGGTTGATATTGCTGACATGAAGAACGATACTGCGCAAGATAGGATTAATTTACAGCGTGAGGCCCAGATGGCCAAGACCGCAGAAAATATGGCCAAAGACTTTTTTGGGAGAAATTAAATGAGCAGCGTAAGACAGAAGCGCGCAGAAGTTCACAAAGCCGAAGCACGGGAAGCTGAGAGGTTAAGAGTCCAAGGTGGCGACATTAGTGAAAAAATTGAAAAACTGGTTGAGGAGGTTGAAGCAACCCCGATTCTAGAAGAAAAGGTAGAAGCCAAAGCTCCAGTTAAAAAGAAAGCCAAGAAGAAGGCTGCTCCAAAAGCCAAGGCTGCAAAGAAATCCACATAGGAGGATCGAATGAATCCAATTAAACGCCAGACTTCTTTTCCACAACCTAAAGTTTCTGACAGCAAGGTCAGCATAAAAGACCAAGGCACAGTTAATTTTGCCAAGACAGAAGACGTTGCAACACCTGGTGACCCTAAGCCTTACGGCGCAGGTGAGATGCGTGGTGGCGGTGCAGCACTTCGAGGCAAGAAGTTCTCAGGAATCTTCTAGCAAATGTTTCGCGCTGGAGGAGTTTCTCCTCAAAATAATGCTCTTGATTCGTTAAGACAACAAAGAGCTCGGCTTCAAGAACAAATGAAGACGATTCCTGTTGGTATTCGAGGAGGAACAAATGAGTTTGGGCAAATGCCCAGACCAGCTATTAATTCATTCGGACCTAAATACAATCCAACGCAACAAGAGATTGATGATCTTGCTCGTTACAAAAGCATTCTATCCCAGCAAAAAGAAATTGATTCTCAAATATCTTCGATGATGCCAAACCGAGGGGGGCTTGGTGTTCAGCTTGATAGTCCACTAATATTAGAGCCGCCAAGAAGACCTGGTGGTATGGAAAACCTTTCTGGTTCTTTGGGCGGTCAGAGACCCAGTCCATATTCTGCTCCGCAAATGCCACAAATGGGCGGTGGCTATGGTGGCGGTCAAGGCATGCAGCAGTTTATGCAGTTCATGCAAACCATGATGCAGATGTTTCAGCAGTTGCAAGGTGGTGGAATGGGCGGTGGGTTTCAAGGACAAATGCGTAGACCTCAAACTTATGGTCGCTCTCCCTATGGAGGTTATTAAAAATTATGCGAATTAACATACCAGGTATCGGGATTCAAGATATTGATATCGAAGAGATTGCTGGAAGACCTTCTCGAAACCCAGACTACACACCAGAATACACACCAGAAGAATTGGAACGTGCTAGAAATATTAACCAGATTCCATCTTTTACAAAGGAAAGCGTAAGAGGAAATCCAAACGTGCGTGAGATCGTGGATGTACCACGATTAAGAACTGGAATTTTTAAAGATGCTATTTACCCTGAAGATCCAGGTTATGAAGAAGCATTAGCACAATCTAAACTAAGTGACTTTGGAGGACGTAGGAGAGGGGGATTGTTTGGTGCGGGAAGAAATCTTGTTCCAGGACTAATACGAAAAATTAAAGAAGCTCAAGAAGCTAAAAGAACTACAGGCGGGAAAGGACTTTTCGGAATTAGTCCTTCAACACCGACAACCCCAGAAGAGCAGCAAATGGCAAGAGAGATTGCAGCTCAAGTTTTTGGTGGAAGTGCCCCACCAACAGCACCAACCCCTACTGGGTCTTATGAGTCAAGTTATATTGATTGGTTGGAAAGTGAACCACAAAAACCAACCGTAAGACCTGCTAGAAAACTGCCTAGTGGTGGTCCAGCTTATAAAAGAGCCCAAGAGCAGTATCGAAAAGATTTAGCAAATTGGAAAGCAAGTAAGCCAACGAGGGATACTTTTACAGCACCAACACCTGCTCCTAGTCCTGTAGAGACTTTACCTGTAGAGACTGAACCAACTCCTTCTCTTCCACCTCCACCTCCACCGCCTCCATCTTTTGAAGGATTTGTTCCCAGAAATATATTAGCTCCATCTTTTGATCCAAAGGATGTGAGCGCACAACGTCAAATGGTTGCTGATGCTAGAGCAAGAATGACACCTGGTGCGAACATACAGGGCGGTGGTTATCTTACTTACGACAACCCCATGCTTGGCAATAAACAAACCCAGTTTGGTGGGTATGGCCAGCCAATGCCTACAGCGCCTCTAATGAATTATGTGGGACTATCCTCCCCTATAACCTACTCAACACCTGCTCCTAATCCAGATGCGCAGCCTGGAGGACCGCCTCCTCCTCAAATAATTAGATAAATGGATTCAGTTGCATTGGCTTCTTATATTAATAAGAAGCTTAAACAGTACGAACAAGGCCACATGGAGTATCTTGCTTCTGGTGGCGTAAAAGACATGGAGGAATACAAATTCGTCATGGGTGAGTTATCGATGCTTCGCACCCTGCGAGAAGACCTGCGAGAAGCATTGCACATACAAGGAGATGAAATCGATGAGTGAACCACAAGTGGACGCTCTCGCACAACCGTCTATAACAGACGCATACGTTAGCGAGGAAAGTCGGGTCTTAGACCCAGCCGTGTTAGATAAATCATTAATAGAAAGAATGCCAGAGCCTGTTGGATGGAGGATTTTAGTACTTCCATACAAAGGTAAAGGCGTAACAGAAGGCGGTATACAGCTTCTGGAATCTACAGTGGATAAAGAAAATCTAGCTACTTCAGTTTGTTATGTCATCAAGGTAGGCCCATTGGCTTATCAAGATGACGCTAAGTTTGGTGGGATTCCATGGTGTAAAAAAGGTGACTGGGTTCTTATTGGAAGATACGCAGGAGCTCGTTTTGCCTTGGAAGAAGACCATGAAGTTAGGATTATTAACGACGATGAAGTAATTGGAACAATCTTTGATCCAAATGATATTAAATCTGCATAGGTGAAAACATGGCTGAAGAAACATTAACTGAAGCTTTAGAAAAGTTGGATGACGAAAATATCCAAAGTGCTGCTCTTCCTGAATCAAGGAGGGTAGAAGAAGAAACATCTGAAGAAGTTGCAATCATTGACCTTGACGAAGATGACGTTAAGGACATTGAGCCAATAACCGAAGATGTTGTTAAAGAAGAGTTTGAACCCAAACCAAGTATTGATGAAGAAGAACTTTCTGAAACTGAAAAGAGAGCCAGAAAAGCTCAAGACAGAATCAATAAGGCAGTAGGTCAAGCTAAGGAATATCAGCGTAGAGAGTTGCAAGCTTTGCAATATGCAAAGGAGTTGCAGGAAAAAAACCAAACACTCTCTAATCAACTACTTCAATCTCAAACCCAATCAACTGAACAGAACATGAAGCTTCAGGAAGGTTATAAGGATGAGTTTGAAAACAGAGTTGAGACTCAAGCCGCAGCAGCCAAGAAAGCGTTGAAGACTGCTTACGAAGCTGGTGATGCCGAGACTATGGCTGAAGCACAACAGATGCTGGCCCAAGCAGAAGCGGATCGATCTGCTTTGAATAGGTACAACCAGGAGCTTGAGGAATATAAAACTCAATATCAAAACTGGTCTGAAGAACAAAAAGCGCAACAAGAGCAACAAGCGCAGATGATTCAACATCCTATTCAACAACAACCTATTTACGAAGAACCATCTAACAAAGCCCAACAATGGGCTGAAGACAACGAATGGTTTGGTGTGGATGAAGTCATGACAGACCAAGTTATGGCTATTCATAAAAGACTAGCCGCAAATCCTTCGATTGACTTGGAATCAGATGAATATTATTCTGAACTAAATCAACGTATGAGGGAGGCATTTCCTCATAAGTTTAATAACGCAGGAGACAATGCAAACGTCCAAACAGTAGTCTCCGGTACGCGCACAACAGGAAGTGGACGCAATCAAAATAATCGTAGGATTGAATTGAGTCCTAGTGAACAGCAACTTGCTAAAAAGCTAGGAGTACCGTTCAAAGAATACGCAAAACAAAAAATGAGGTTAGAAAGGTCATGAGTGGAGAAACAGGAAAGGGATCTAATAGAACACCAAGGAATGCTTCTTCTCGGTCTACAGAGACTGCAAGAAAACCATGGACACCACCTCAAGTCTTAGAGACTCCTGAACCCCCGCCTGGTATGAAGTATAGATGGGTAAGAACATCTATAAGAGGCGAAGATGATAAAACCAATGTTCATATGAGATTCCGTGAGGGATACGAACCCGTGAAACCAGAAGAAGTTGTTGGGTATGAATTACCTACAATTGAAGATGGCAAACATGCAGGCACTGTTGGCGTTGGTGGTTTAATTCTTTGTAAGATTCCAGAAGAAACGGTGGCAGAAAGGAATGCTCACTTCGAGCGTCAAACAGAAAACCAAATGAAAGCGGTTGATAATGACTTGATGCGAGAAGAGAATCCTGCAATGCCTATCTCTAGGGATAGAAAAACGCAGGTTTCATTTGGGAGTCCTAAAGCGTAGCTTTGGACATTATTTTGATTATGTTTTACGGAGAATAAAAGATGGCTAATAATGATGCCGCTTTTGGGATGCGTCCAACCAGAATGATAGGCGGTGGAGTCTATACTGGTGGACAAAGCCGTTACAGAATCGCCGCAAACTATGGAACAAGTATCTTCCAGGGCGACATGGTTGCTCAGGTTACCGGAGGTGGTGTAGAAGTACACGCTGATGGTGGTACTGTACCTATAGTTGGTGTATTCAACGGGTGTTCATACACAGATCCCACAACTAGTGAGCAGGTTTTTAGTAATTACTATCCTGCTAGTACAAACGCTTCTGACATCATTGCATTTGTGATTGATGATCCGAATGTCGTTTATGAAATTCAAGCAGACGCAGCGTTTCCAGTTGCCGACTTGTTCGGTAACTTTGACATTGTGTACACTTCTTCTGGAAGCACCGTAACTGGTATCTCTGGAGCAGAGCTTGAAGTCTCAACTGGTGCAACTACAGCAGCCTTGCCTATAAAAGCGATTGATATCTCAACTGACCCTGAGAATTCAGATGTTGCTTCGGCAAATACAAATGTTTTAGTTGTTATTCAAAACTCAATATTCGGCCAAAAAGGCGCTGGATTAGCATA